ATTTAAATGAAGGTACTTATAGATTACCAGCATATTATGCGATGCCAGATGACTATGATATTCAACGCCCTATTGATTTTACATTTGAAGACAAAGACAAATATAAGACATCATTTTCATTAGAAGTTACGTCTTTTATTCCAGCGTTTGAATGGGACACTGAAAGACACGCTGGAAATAGAATGTTTGAAATTAACGCAAACTTAGTTCCATCTACAAATCCTGAATCTAGAGAAACAATAGACAAGGATTTAATTGATGAAAATGACAAAGAATAACTGAATATATACAAAAAGAAAATAAACTATAAATATGAAGACTAACATTTTAGCTCCTTTTATTAAATTAGAAGAATCAGTAAAATTCTACTTAAACGGTAGAGTTTACGAAATGACAGGTAACACAATGACTGAAGTTGAAACAGTAGAATCAACTTTAAGAAATGCAATTAACGCATTTGAATCATTTGAGTTTACAGGTAACACTATCAAGTGGTACAATGGCGCAAACAAATTTATCTACAACATCGAAGAAGGTACATTTAGTCACGGAACAATGGTAATTGAAGGTAACACTTTTACTGATCATGTTTTAGCAGCAGGTACTGTAAGATACGGACAAAAGAATACAGCTGATTTATTTGAATCACTTCCAACTCTAATGGAAAACTTTATCGTATTAGATTTTGTTGCAGCATTTGAAAACAACAATATCTCAGTTGAGTTATTTAAGGTTGAAGAAAAGGTATACGTATCTAGATTTAACGCTGAAACAAGAATTGCTAAATTCTTTGAAGCTAAAACAGCAAACGAGGCATTAGAATTCGTTACTGAAAACGTTAATGCTGATGCATCTTCATTCTTAAGAGAATTACTAGAAGGTGAAGCAAAGGAATTAGCTGATAAAGCAGCTTTAGTTGAGCAATATAGCGATATGATTGCTTTCTTAAAAGATCAAAGAGGTTTATTAGCTGAAGCTGATAAATCAATTGAAGAAATTAAAGCAGCTGATACATTAATTAGTAATGAAATTAATTCTTGGGAATCTAAGATCGCTGATCTTAATGCTTAAGAACTAAATAAATTCGAAATTTAAAAGGGAGCTCTATGCTCCCTTTTATTGTTTTTAAACAATTTGTTAATTCTTGGTATAATCTAAAAGAAATACAGATAAACAACCAAGATATAAAATGGCTAGAAAAAAGAACTATTTAAATAATAAAGATCTTCATGCAGCTATTAGTGAATCTAAAGAACAGGATAAATTAACACCAACTGCAGAGAAGATGTTAGTGCTCCTAGCTGAAAGAGCAATTAATAGAATGCATTACGTAAGTGATGATGATCGCAACGATTGCCTTCAATTTGCAGTATTAGATCTTTTAAAATATTGGAGAAACTTTAATCCAGAGTATCCTAACGCTTTTGCATACTTTACAGAAATTGCTAAAAGAGGTTACGCTAAAGGATGGAATAAAATTCACCCTCAAAAATATAAAGGAACTATTTCTATCTCAGGAAGCGGTGATGGAGAGAATAGCGGAATTTATACGATTTAATGTCAATCAAAAATGTCAAACCAACTAAAAATTCAGGGTTTAATCAAGGATATTTTAATCCTAAAAACCCTGAAAAATATATCGGACCATCTCCTATTATATACAGGAGTTCATGGGAACATAAGTTTATGATTTGGTGTGATAATAATGATAAAGTATTAAAGTGGTCAAGTGAACCAGTTGAAATTAAATATTGGTACAGAAAAACTAATAAAGCACATACATATTATCCAGACTTTTATTTTAAGCAACTTCAACAAGATGGAAGTGCAAAAGAATATTTAGTAGAGATAAAACCTAAAGCTCAGATTCAACCACCACAGATGCCAAAGAAAAATTCACAAAAAGCTCTTAAATCTTACAAATTTTTAGCAGAACAGTATGTTAAAAATATGGATAAATATAATGCAGCTAAAGAATATGCTTCTAATAGAGGTTGGAATTTTATCATTTTGACTGAAGATACAATTAAGAATGGGTTACGTTAAAGATAGAATAGAGGAATTATCTAAATCAGCTGGTTCTAAAGTTAATGCTAGAAGAGATGCTGAAAATTGGTTTGAAGAAACTAGTAGATCTCGTAGAATGAATGAGGCAAAAAGAACTAGAGATAGATTTCTGCCTGGTAAAATTTATGTATTTGACTATGATCCAAAACATGACAATGAATGGTATGACAGAAATCCAGTTGTATTAGCAATTGAAAGGGTTGGTGGTAATGATTTAGGAATTAATTTAAACTTATTGCCTGTTCAAGTTAAAGAAGATTTATTAGACGATTTATACACTAGATTTGAAGGTCAAATTAAAAATGCAACAACAGGTGCTAAAAAAAACAATGTAACTGCGCAATTACCTTTAAGACTAACATATGAAGGTATGAAAAACTACCTAAAAAGACACGGGTTTGACTTTGCGATTAGACAATACATACCCGAAAGAAAATCAAGACAAACCGTGGTCAGCTATAATAGATGGCCTGAAATGTCGCTTTGTGATTTTATAGATTTAAATGGCGCGACAGTACAACAAGTACGAGCGTTATTTAACAAATAAGAATTGAATATATAAACAAAATAATACCATATTATAATGGCAGGATTTGTAGAAAGAAATGGTCCTTTTAGTACCGGCAAGAAATCATTTACATTAAGAGATCAACTTAAGAGGTTGAGTTCTTTTGGAATGTACTATGATGATTTAGTATTGAGACAATCTCAGGCGATTGGTCCTTTAGAGGATGCAATTGGTTATGGTCAAATTAACCAAATGGGCATTGATAACGATGACCTATACGGTGCGTTTGCAGCTCTTTCAATGGCAGATACTAATATGCGTAAGAACATCCCGTTCTTTGATAAAAATTATGAATCAAAGAGAGATGAATTACGTTCTTTTTCTGTATACGATGAAATTGAAGATATCTTAGATATTTTATGTGATGAAGCTATTGTTTATGACAATAAGAATTTTATCGCTCAACCTGAATTAATTGGAATGGATGTTCCACTTGAGGTTGATAAGTATCTTCAAAAATCTTATAAAGCAATTTATCAATATTTTGGGTTTGCACAAGATCAATCTGCTTGGTATTACTTTAGAAAATTCTTAATTGACGGATATCTTTCGTTTGAGATTATTTATAATCCAGAACAAACTGAAATTATTGGCTTTAAAGAAATTGATCCAGTTACACTAGTTCCGGGATATAATAAAGACGATAAGAAAAAGGTTTGGACTCAATTTAAAGATGATCCAATGAAAGAGAGAGTTCTATATGACTCACAGATTGTTTATATCTCTTATTCATCTATTACTACAGCATCTAGAGTAAGTTACTTAGAGCGTCTGGTAAGAGCCTTTAACCTATTAAGAATTATGGAACACACCAGAGTTATTTGGGCTGTTACTAATTCTTCATACAGAATGAAATTTATTATCCCAGTTGGTGGTAAATCTAAGACAAGAGCAAAGCAATCACTTGCACAGTTAATGTCTAACTATAAAGAAGTTGTTGATTTCGATTGGGATTCAGCATCACTTAACACAAATGGACGTCCAATGCTTCAGTTCAATAAAGAGTATTGGTTACCTTCTAAAGATGGAGAACAACCTGAAATTGAAACACTTGGAGGTGAAGGTCCAGAATTATCAGATACAGAAGCCCTTAAATATTTCTCAGATAAGTTAAAAATGGTTTCTAAGATTCCATACAATAGATTCTTATACGAAGACGGCGGTGGTGATTTCAATATGGCAGCTGACGGTATGATTAGAGATGAAATTAAGTTCTCTAAATTTATTAAGCGCTTAAGATCTACATTCCAAGAAATCTTAGTTAAGCCACTATATATTCAAATGTGTCTTAAGTTCCCAGATTTACAAGACGATCCAGCTTTCAAAACACAAATAGCTCTTCAGTTTAACGAAGAAAACATGTTTGCTGAATTAAAGAATATGGAAATTATGGAACGTAGAATTGA